ATCCTGGTTCCCTCAGGTGCACATGTGGCAGGAGTCCGAATTAATGTCTCGGGCGACGAGCTGGATCAACCAGGATCCAGCTCAGCAGGCAACACCACACAGTAGTCTTTGTTCCATGACTCGGGCGGAAGGTCAGCCCAGTCGGTGTTGAGAGTCCTCACGACGTAACTTTGGAAGTATTCCTTCCAGGACTCCGGCACGTCGAGGCTGGGGAACGGTCTGATTTCCTGCAAGTTATCAAACCAAGCCTCGATTTCGCGCTGCGTGTCAGGCGACACTCCGAACACTTTGTGCATGAGGCTCCTAGTCTCGTCACGCACAGGCCTGTTCAGTTCGGGGCGTCCATGGTCGAACGCCGCCTGATATTCCTTCCGGAGCCACCAGCCAAGGTCGGTCTTGAACACGACTCGGTGATCCATGCTTCGTGTAAGACGGAGTAAGGCTCTAGCCATAGCACTCACAATCGGGCACTCAGGATACTGATAGCCAAAGCTCCACGCTTTAGCCCTCAGCAGCCCAAGTTGTTTCCCCCGCTTTGCGCCCAAGTACTTACCATCGATCCATCCTGCGGATGCGAGAACTTTCCTCGGGTCAGTAATAACGACGAAATTCTGCGGATCAAAAATTTGTCCACAAAACGATGCGGTTGAGGGGTCTTCATGCCGCTCGATCTTAATGATCAGGCCGAGCTTCTCAAAAAGAGAATCATCGATCTGGCCACTCGTCACGAACAAGCCGTCATCGCCCTCTACTACCCCATCAATGTCGACGCCAGACTTACTGGCTACGAAGAGGTTGAACATCAAATTGGAAAATCCATTTCCCAATGACGTGCACATCTCTCCGGACATTCTCGTTGCTTCCACTTCAAGTGACATATGCCTATTCTTAATCTTATTCTTACCTAACAGGACCCTCGAAATCAAGCCCATAAACCAGCCCCCACTGGGGAGATGTTTGGTCATGTGCCGGTAGAGGGAAAACTCGACAATCTCCATCAGCCTCCGAGTGAAAAGCGCCTCGAAACTCGTGAAATCAGAACTATAATAATGGCCATTAGTCCGATATAACCTGTGGTAGACGTAAGAGGCGCGGTCCGTTACCGGCACCTTCTTAATGAACTCGGGACGCTTAAACACTTCATGCTCAATTGCCGAAAAGAAAGGGCCCACCATGGTCTTGAAAGCATCGGTGCGACTGTTAATCGCCCTGCCATGCTTCCAATCCGTGTAGGACTCCTTCTTCATGAACATCTTCACATCAAAGTGCTTCGATTCAGGAACGACCCATGAATCGAAGGCTTCCCTTAGTTCCGCCTTTCTCCAATCAGGCTGGTTGCATCCAGCAACCCACGAGTCGAAAGACACGTCGCAATCAGCGGACAATGGTGTCAAATTCTCCTCCAACCAACGCAATACAAACTGCTCAAGCTCACCCATAAGAACATCGTCCGGCCTAGGCGGTTGGGTGGCAAACCGGGCCGCGACGCCAGCCAACAGGGTGTGGGAAGAAGTTATGTCAGGAGTGGGCAATGCGGCACCATCCATGTGGCAACCGACACTGAACAACATCACCGGTCTGCGATACTCCGGCGAATGCTCAAACCAATTCAGCTTTGTTCCTTGCTTAACTGGCTTGATCTCCTTCAACTTAACTTCCCCCGCCCTGTAGCCATATGCTAACCACGTTAGCTGGCGCCGGGGAGAAAACCCCCCTGTCCTCGATGTACCGACCAATTATTGAACCGTTCAGCGATCAGAAGGCGAGCGATCTCGCCGGTGTTCTGAATCAACTGATCTGAATTGGCCGTGTTCACATGAGAACAGGTAGCAAGGTACCTCCCGACTCTCTCCGCAACCGCTGCATCGTCACCCATGATTGATTGTGGGACTATTCGAGGACTCATACAGTCATCCAGCAGCTGCTGGCTCACAGGGAGAGTTCTGTCCCGGCACGGCTTGAATTCACCGCCCCAGAAGTTCTTCTCAACCCTGCTCACCCTCGCCCTTCGTTCCTTCACGGGCCTCTCAATCGCTCCCTTGGCCAGGGGATGTGTCCTGATGTCTGGTTGCTCGGAGTCCGCGAGTCTCCGGTGTTCGGTCTCGCGGTCAGGTACGTCCTCCAAAACAACCATGTATGTCACAATTCCCCACATAACCGAGTACCAATGCCAAATGAACAAACAGAAGGCACTGACTACCACGGCCGAAACCAACACCATTCCCCACAAAGACTCCAACCAAATCGAGAACCCGAACACAAACGAACACAAGAGATAACAAGTTAACAGGTAAACCCAGAGCCACCAGCGGCGGTTGTGTTTCCTCTTGTAAATCTCCCGCATCGAAAGCGTCTGATTCCCGAGAAAATAGGCAGTGTGTGAAGAACCCCTCGTCCCAAGAGCGCTAAGCTTCTGCTCGCGCATAACCCTCTCGTCCCACGACAAATCGCGGGGCTTTCCCTTATTATCGGGGGGCTCGGGCACCAGGAATGCTGGCTTAACCAAGCGGCTCACGTCCCATGCTAATGGCGGTCCTTGAACCGCCGCCAAGTCCGTAGACTCCAAGATCTCCTCCGGTAAAGGAAGACAAATCGGAACTTCGGGTTCTGGTCCCTTGGCAGCAATGGGCTCAACAGGCAGAGCCGGAGCTTCACAACGGGGCGGGTTCACGAACACCACACCCCCCTCCTCGACTTCGACAGGCTCGCCGAGGTCCCCGAACACAAATGCCCGGGCTGGAGCACGAGGTGGGTCAATGATCACCGCACCCCTCTCCACAACCCCAACTCGACCGCCTACGTCCCCAAACTCGAAGGCATCTTGATCCAGATCATCAACATCAAACCCCAGGTCGACAGCCGCCCTACCCTCCCTCGTCAAAGGGGGGAGACGGACTGCCGGCCTACGGTCTGCAACCCTCGGTCTGTTCTTGCGCAGCGGTGGACCGCGGCCCCGAACTCGTTCAGGCGCACCAGGCCTATTCCCACAGAGAGCATGCATTTCATGGTTAAGGTCACGCGCCATGAGGGCCGCGTAATTCTCCGCTCCATTCCACACAATCTCTCCGTTTGGCAACCGGGAATAGCCATCTGGACCATCACTCATCGGGTCTACCCACTCCCACTCCGCAGGCGGTGGAACAGATGGATCCAATCCAGACTGCTCCTCCCTTTCTGGAGACAGGTCGACCCAGCCAGGGGAATTAACCTCATAATGGTAATCCGAATCCCCGACCAAGTCACCCGACCCAGCCACGCTTCCTGCCTCTCCCACTCTTTCGTCCAGCACGGCTCCATGCCGCGCCAAACGGGACGCGCTCCTAAGGCCCAACGAAAACAGGGAAAACTCCCCATAATCGAAAGAACCGAACGCCGCCCCAACCGCAGGCCTATTTATACTGTTGTCATCCGCAGTCAATTCAGGAACTATCAAGTCACAATCCCCGCGCTCCATGACGGGAAGAGAAGGCGCTTGCTGATTATCCACCCGGGCCTCAAGTGGTGTCCCCAACCTTTCTGAGGAGGGGTTTGACTCCCCTACAACGGGAGTCTCGGGGGCTACGCTAACCCGACGGCTATTTACACAAGTAAGCTCGGCACTACTGCAT